AGATTAGACCCATTAAAAGCTGAATTCTGTATCGTATTTACATTAGAGTATATATGTATCGGTTTAATATTCTTATTATCCTTATACTTGTTATATACAATGCTCGTACTTGTCGAATCGTCTTCTATACTATTAAATTTAAAATCATTAATAGCCTTCGTAACTTCTTCGTCAGTAAGCCCTATCTCGATTGCACTATTAATAGTATCTAACATAGTATCGCTAACCGGAGCCCCTTTAATCTTTTTAATCTCTTTGGCAAAAGAATATAATTTACGGGCGGACGGAACACCTTTAGCTACAATAGCGTCGCCAATATTTTTAATAGAGGTATTTAATTTACGTATTTCGGCAATAACATTATTAGTGTATTGGTCCATAATTAAATACCTCCATTAATTTTCTTTAGCTCGTCGATAACCAACTGGAAGTCACTTTTAACTACGAATTCAGAAGTATCGGCTGAAGGGCCAGCGGGACCTGGAGGACCAGGATCGCCTTTCGGACCTTGTAACCCTTGAGGACCGGCTTCGCCTTTATCACCTTTAGGTCCTTTTAATGCTTCGAGCTGTTCTTGTGTAAAATCAGAATATTTAAATGGTTCGCCTTTTTCGCCTTGCATACCAGCTGGACCAGTATCGCCTTTTGGACCTTGTAAAGCTTTTAGTTGTGCTTCCGTAAAATCTTCATAAGTGAATGGTTCACCTTTCGGACCTGGTTCGCCTTGTAAGCCTTGTGGGCCTTCTGGACCTATCGGGCCTTGAGGCCCCGGTATACCTTGAGGTCCACGCATACCAGGAATTAATACTTCGGTCGTCTTAGGTAGTTTTAACGGAATTGGAGTTACTTGTATATTGTTACCCATATATAAATCTCCTAATGCATACTAACGTCGGGAACGAACGTAACGCTGCCCATGATAATCTTATAAGTATGAGACTTACCGATAACAAATATATCGTAACGACCTTGCTTAATATCTCGAGGCATCGTTAAGCTTAATGCAGAATCTACGTTAATATAAATACGATTATCTCGGATATCGGTTTCGGCTTCGAATAATAGATTGTCATTCGTATCGCGGAATTTACATACGACTTTTGCACCGGTTAAATCGAAGTCGCCTATGATTTCGTATGCACGACTAAAATCGGAGCCAATATATAATGTTTCGTCTTTTCGTTTAACTTGTTCCATTATTAGCTCCTATTGAAAACGACGTCGGCAAATACATACATAATTAGCTGTACCAGGACACCAGGTGTTGAATTGTTTGATTCTATCGGTGTCATCGCCACCAGCATAATGAATATTCCTACTAGTTTTTAAATCTGCACCACACACAACTTTGCGATTTTCATGATAGCACTTTATATTCTCATTAAGTCCTACAATAGTACTGTATTGGTTTGCTTCGGTTATATTTAATGTATTAATGCTTAATAACCAATGACATTCATCTTCTCTGAATCCTTCAGGAACAGGAAGTACTTGGCCATCGTTAATAGTGCCAGATGTAATAATCATATCGTCGTCAAATAAAAATGGTTTAAATGTATTAGTCTTGTCTTTACCATACCAACCAGGACGATTATAACAGCATAAGTTAGCTTGTGACGTAGTCGTAGACGTACCGACATCGAGGTTTTCACCGTTAGTACCGCTAGCATTAATAGCATGCATATCTTTCTTATCGACTTGGAATTTAATAGCGGATTGATCTTTAACGAATTTCAAATCGCCTTGCATCGTATCGCCGGCTTTTTGTACGTAGCTGTTATTAAGCTTTTCGTTAATATCATCAGCTAGTTTAGCAGCCGTAACAGATTTATCGGCTAACTTCGGAGTCGTAACGCTTTGATCACGTAGTTTCGGAGTCGTAACACTAGCGTCTGGATGGTCAATAGGGTTAGCTTCTTTATGTTTTTTAACGCCATCGGTATACGTACCGACAGAAGCATCGATTTTGTCCCAGTTTTCATTTCGAAGGTTTACGTCGTATTTTTCGTTTTCGGCCGGTTTTAATAAATTTAAGTTTTTTGTATAAGTAGCCATTATTTAGGTAAGACCTCCTGGTTTAAAGCAAAATGAGTAAATTGAGCGAGTTCTTTATGTGTATACCGTGCTAAATCAATATGACGGTTATACAATAAATCGACGTCGTATATTAGATTCATCGGAATTAAGTCTTTTAATAGTTTTGAAACGGCATCACGTTGTTTCTTAACGCCGAGGGATACTTTAAAATGCACGTTATAATTCTTATAATCTTCGACGATCTGATAATTGCCTTTACCGCAAATACCGTCGAGAAGTTCTCGTAGCTTAATTTCGGTATAAGGACGTTGACCGGCAAGTGCTAATAAGATATTAAAGCGTCGGTCGTCGATCGTATCGTCTGAAGCCGGGATAATATCCAACAGGGTTTCCCATTGTGATAAGCCGAAACTTTCAGCAGTCATAACAAACTGTTCTCTGAAAATTTCGACCATCGTATTCCATAAGGCTTGCATTTCGATACTTTCGACTCTATATAGTTCTTGCATCTCGTTAACGTTACCCGATACCGGAACGGCAAATTCGGATAGGTCGATGATGCGTGTATAGTTATCGAATACTGTCATAGTAATTAGCCTTTCGTTAGCGTAACCGTACCGAGTTTAGGAATTTGATTAGGTTTTAAATCGAGACGCTTAACGGCTTTACCATTAATTTTAATATCGCCTACATCGATGACTTTATCTAAATCAACAGCCAAAGAAGTCACGATAGAAGTACGTACTGTTAAAAACTGGTTTTCATCTTGTGTCGTCCATTCTTTACGACGGACTTTTAAGCGTTCTTCAATTTTCTTAACGATATCCTCGTGTATTTCGCTCGGTTCGTGGCCAGCTGTCATAACGACCGGGATCTCGTAATTGATAACAACTTCTTCGGCTGCTTCGACTGTAACCGTATGACCGATAGGTGCTAAACCATACCCTTTTCCTTGATTAGGAGTAGGGTCAAATACATTTTGTACTTCTTTCACGAGTTCTGCTGACGGCTTATTAAATTCATTATTAATTAATACAATTTTGACTGTACCGCCACCATTCCAACAACGGTAAATTTTAGAACCACCAGTACCATTCACGGATAGTACCTTCTCTTTGTAGTCAGCACCATTGCCACCGTAAGCTTTAGATTTTAATGCACGGATATATCTTTCTCTGAAAGCTTCCGTATCTTCTTCATCTTGACCCGGTACTAATACTTCTTTAATCTCGGCATTTTGTAGCCCTGGGATACTATTAATTGGAGTGATACGACCTATACAATAATTGCCTTTAGCACCAGGAGTTTCACAGATTAATTTAAATTCATTATTAGCAAGGTTAATAGCTTCAGTTACCCTAAAGTTAAGATCTTCGAAGTTAAACCGAGTACCGATATCGACAGCTCGATCAAATACACCTTTCACTTCGGCTGCTGTAGCTTCACGAGGTACGATATTAAATTCGACAGCTCTTAACTCTAAGAAAGCTCTATCGGCCGTCTTAGCGTAAGTCTGTCTCATAATCACTTGTGCCATAATATAGGCTTCGGCTAATTCGAAGGAGAACGGAGCCAAAGAATCGTATATCATCGATCCTTGTCTTTTGTCGTATTTCGTATCGGTTCTGAATAAGGCATCAGCTAAGATGTTCTCGTAGGTTTTATTTTCGTACATAGGCTGTTACCTCTTTATATATATCATTAATCGTGCCGTAGATTGTGTCGCACGAGAATATGCATAATACGTCGCCGCCATTATTAGAAAAACTAAACTCGTATACTTTCGTAATCCGATCGTCAGCTAATAAAGCTTCGGCAATACGTCGTTGAATTTCGGCATATACGTAAGGGATAGCTTCACCGATTAAATCGTTTAATTCGATGCCATAATCCCAATCATATATCAAATATTTGTAGCGTTCCGTATTAATAATTTTAAAGATAGCTTGTTTCATAGCTTCATAGTCGTCACACATACCGATTAATTTATAATCATCTTCGTATCTGACTCTGAAGGTATTAGAAGTCTGTTTCGTCGTAACCAAACTGCTATCACGCTGGTTATAACTAGACATAGGAGTTAGTGCCATTATTTAGTCGTACACCCCGTATTCGGATTATATACACGGTCGATCGCGATATATCGCTGACCGCCAGTTTCTTGAAATAACCATACCTTATCGCCGACTTTAAGACCGTTATGCACGAGGTACTTCTTGCGGCCTTTATAGTCGTGATTATGGCTAGCAAATTCGGCATCGCCACCGCCACCGGCTCGGTTTTCGGTAACGTGGTCGACACTCATTTCCATCGTCCATTCACACGTATTCTTCGTTAACATGATATGGTCTTCCGGAATGATTAAGGTCGAATCGAGAGCGATCTGAAGAGGCGCTTCCGATACGACGACACCGATTAACATCGTAGCCGGCTTCGTGTTTTCGACAGCCGTTACGGCCGCCGATTT